GTTGCCGCTGTTCCAGTTGCCGCTGTTCCGGTCGCCGCTGTTCCTGTTGCCGCTGTTGCTGTCGCCGCTGTTCCAGTTGCCGCTGTTGCAGTTGCCGCTGTTGCAACGTCCAGTGCAAGACTTTCCCGTATTCACGATCTCAAGGACTTCAGCCCAAGGGATTTCCCGCACGATTTCCAACTTGTTCGTTGCACACTTATTATCGCCCTCTGCAACCGTGCCGTGGGCGATCACTTCAGCGACGTGGCTGTTCGGGTCAAAATCGTAATAACGGAAACAGTCGGCGGCATTCTTGCAGAAGTGCATACCCGCATTGCAGACAGACGGACTTACAGATTCTTCAAAGGTTCCCGGGCAAGAATACTGTTTGCCGAGACACGTCCAGTCAGAATTAAAAACTTTATATCCTTTTACACTCATTGTTTGCATTTACTCCTTAGTTTTTGTTTATGTCAATGCCGGTTCTTTCTGAACTCGTCGGATGGGTCATCATCTGTCAACCCAAGCAAGTAGTCGGATGATGTTCCGTATAGTTTGCATATAGCCACCAACGTTTCAAAACTCGGTCTTGCTCGCCCCTGCTCATAACAGGAAACGGTGACTTGCGAAATAAAAAGCTTTTCCGCAAGTTTTCTTTGGGAATCACCACTCAGTTTGCGCAGCTCTTTCAGTCGCTCTGCGAATAAATCGGTTTTGATCATAATTAGAACGGCAGGTCGTCGGTGTCCGAGAACACGGCAGAATCGGCATTGTATCGCTCTGCTTCCGGTATGGCATCCAACTGCCCATCCGTGAAACGGGGCTGCGGGGCGCTCTGTGCGGTTTTTTCTTCGTGGGTGTAGTTTTGCGTCTGCCGGTCAAAATCGCGCGCAGCGGGCTTATCTGCCGTCTTAGCGCCTGCAAAGCTGATATTGTTTGCAAGAACCTCCACCGCCGTGCGCTTGTTGCCCTGCTTGTCCTGATACTGCCGCGTCTGCAAGCTTCCGTCAACGGCAATCATGCTGCCCCTCTGGAAGAACTTGCAGATAAATTCGGCGGTCTTGCCCCATGCCACGATATCCACAAAATCAGCCTGACGCTGCTGGCCCTTCGGGGTATAGCTGCGCTCGCAGGCAATGCGGAAGGTGCACACGTTGGTGCCCTGCTGGGTGGTGCGGAGTTCCGGGTCTGCCACAAGGCGACCCATGATTGCTACGACGTTAAGCATGGTTCGGTTCCTCCTCTGCGCTGTCACCAGCACCGGCCTCGTAGTCGATGTTTGCGCCCATCAGCACTTCCGGGCACTCAGCGCGGGCAAAATAGGCGGCGGCGCGGTACTTGAGCATCATCTCGGTCATCTTCGGCCAGTAGCTACCGTTTTTGTTCCACCATCCTGCATCCTTTGCCATCTGCACCGTGACCTTCGGTCCTTCCACCTTTTCGCCGGTCAGCTTGTCCACGGCAATCAGGCGGCAGCCCCATGTGTCCGTGCCTTCCTGACCTTCCATGCGATAGCGGGAACGGCCTGCAAACTGGCCGCTGTTGTCGATAAGTGCTTTGCAGCTTTTGCCGCTCCAAGTAGGCTGGCCGTAGACAACGTAAAGGTTCTGCATCACAAACAACTCTGTGGTGCCCATGCGCTGCGCCATGTCGCAGGCGATGGCGCAAGCACCAACATTGCCCGCGTAGGTCTTGGGCAGCCAGCCGTCCGGCAGATTGGACAGCGCAACGGCCTTGGATTTTGCCAACTGCCAGATGCGTTCGTCTGCGGTCAATCCCCGCACTTTCTCAGCGTAGGAGAGGGCACGCTGTGCGGGCGCGATATGAGGATTGACAGGAGTAAGGGGTTCGGTTTGCGTTGCGGGCTTCTGAAGCTGCTCAACAGGGGTCTTTTCGATTTTGGTCTCAGGCATGATGAATCTCCTCCTCAGTGTATTTTACATCGATGATATGTGCATAACGCTTGATTGCGTCAAGCTCTGACTTTGTGCACCGGAATACGATTTTCCGGTCTCGCTGCTCTTCTTTTCGGACAAACTGGTCAAAAAACGGATCGTCATACTCATCTGGGATTGCGACATTGTACGCAATGCCGGGCTTAATGAGTTGGATTTGTGTCGGGTTCTGCTGCACGCCTTTGTAATCATCCGGCAGACCATTGATGACTGCTTCCCGCAGCAAGGTGCGGAACTCAATCATGTAACAAAAATCTATGCTTTCATACGGTTCAGGCATGATTTCTGCACCGCCGGCCGCGTGGATGATGTCAATATCGCACATCATGCTGCCCACCTTGCGATAGATGCGGTCTATGACCTCGCGGCTCGCGGTGTCATCCATACTGCCGTTCTGTGCAAAATTCGTGAAATATGCCACTGCGCCGTTGATTGCGCTGGCAAGTTCATTGCCAGCACTGATAAGCCTGAACAGCATATTTTGCGGCTTGATGTAGTAATAGATGCCCTCGGCCTTGTTGGAAAGTTCCTTGATACTGGCACGCCTTGCAAGGCGCTTTTGTGAATCGCTTTGCATAAAAATTCACCTCATATAAACAACATTCATTCTGGAATCAAATACCTTGTACAAATAGGCGGGCTCTCGCTTTACAAGTTCGTCTGTAATAATGATCGCGTCCGAAACGTCTGCGATATTCTGCGATGAAACAAGGTCATCCGGCTGCTTTTTGGTCACATCATAGACCTTTAAAAGTGCCATGTGCTCACCTCCTGTTGTTGTGTCGCCAGCCAAGGGCGATGTACCCAAGGTTTGCGCACAGAACGATAAAAATTAAGGTTTTCACGTTTTACATCCTTGCGGTTTGTCGCACGTTGTGGTATTTTTGTGGTGATGGGCGGCGAGACTCATCACCCTTTTGGCTTGTCCGTGTTGGAGCACGGGCAGGCTCTTCTTTTTTTGCGGCGTATCGGTGGCAGACTGTCCACCTCGTCGCGCTTTATGACTTCTTGAAAAAAGGAATACTTGTGCGGCTTTTTCTTTTTCTTGCGGCAATGATAAACCGAGGATGCAAAACTGTTTGCGCTTTTATAGCCAAGCCGCCGGGCGCACATATCAGATGTACCGGATGCAAGCAGATTGCCAGTTTTGGCATCATACACGGTGTACCACATGACATGGTGGACAGTGTCAGGCATACGTGATCTCCCCAGATTCCTCTTGCAGCATCTCCCGCACGTTGTCCATTTCTTCGGCGCACATCTCCCAGACGTTTGCCCGTGCGGAGTATCCAGCCCGGACAACAATGTCATCTGAGGCTTCGGCTTCTCGTCTGCAACGTTCGGCAAGCCGCGTGTAAGACTTGACTTTGCCCTCAACGTACTCTTTAGCCGTCATCATGCCCCACGCTCCTGATTCTCCGGGTACTCCGGGTTGCGGGCGTGGGTACGGTTAATCTTGCCGTACTTGCGCCGCTTTGCGGCTTTCTCCCTGTCCTCTGCGGCAAAGCCCAGCCGAGCCAGCAGAACAGCGGTCAAAATCAGAACCAGCGACACTGAAAACAGCGTGCCGGAGATGTATCCGGTGGTCTGTGCGGTGCCCTCTGCACCCATAGCTGCGCCCATTCCAACGCCGCCCAAAATGACAGCCAGCCAGTAGTAAGTAGTGGATTTGATCTTCATGCGGATTCTCCTTTCTCAAGTGAGGGGAAAAACAGTTCCCCGATCTCATCCTGTCGGATGTCCAGCAGTTCACACATTGCTGTGATCTCTGCGCTTGTCCACGGATTGTGCCCCTGCATCCTGCCGCTCATGGTGTCCCGGCCAATGCCGATATACTTGGCGACTTCCTGATCGCGGTAGCCGCAGCTGTGGAACCGGCCCCGAAGTTTCCAGTACGGAATCTGCCGGAAGGTGCCCTGTATGACCTTCATGCCTTTCCCACCTCTTTTCTTTCAAACGTCTGGTCGATGGCCTGCATGATGCTTGCAAGGCTTGCCAGCGTGCTGTATTTCTGCTTGTAGTTCTGCGCGTCCCGCCGGGCATCTTCCAGCATCTGGGTGCGCAGCTGCGGCTGCTCCAAAACTTCCTCCAGCGGCATATAGCACCGCGCGGGCGGCTCTTTGGCTGTCAGCTCTTCTGCCGGGTGCATCGCGTCTGCGGCGTTCAATGCTTCCTGTTCCACAAGCCGGACGTTCACATATGCCCGCACCGGGGGGCTTTTCTCCTCCCAGACGATGCGCACGGCGCTGATCATCTGCCGCGCCTGCTGCTGCCGGTACTTTTCTGCGGCGATATCGTCCCGCCACTCAAAATCTTCGTGCAGCACCGATTCCTCCGGTCTTGCCTCGTCCACCACGGCGGGTGCAGTCAGCTTGCCATCCCGCTTGCGGATGGTCTCAAACGCTTCGTGCGCCTGCTCTGCGGTTGCGTGGTAAGCACTTTCGGATTGTGTGCTTTTCCACGCATAGCCTTTTGCTTTTCTCATGTAAAAACCTCCTGTTAAAATTTGGCATCCATGCCAGCCGTGCCGCGCCTTGCCAGACCTCTCCTTGCCTCACCCGGCCGCGCCTCGCCAGACCAGCCGCGCCTTGACACGACTATCCCGGACATACCTTGCCCCGCCAGCCAAACCTTACCATTTCAAAACCCGCCTTGGCTCACCTAACCTGACCAGCCTTGCCATTCCTCAACATAACCGGCCTTGCCTCGGCTAACCTCGCCAGCCTTACCCAGCATCGCCGTGCCGTGCCAAACCATACATTGCCGTGCCACGCCAGCCTTGCCCAGACGAACCGATCCACACGATGCCATGCCAAACCTAGCCGAACCAGCCAAAAGGACTTATTTATTTTCCGGCACGCAAACATGGAAAGCGCCGTTGATACCGCCCTTCTCGATGCGCCACTCGCCCAGACCGCACATCGTACCGCCCAACTCGATCATGTTCACGATGCTGTCCATGTCGATCATGCCGTTCTGCAAAAACTCAACGCGCAGGTCGGCGTACCAGCCGGAGAACTCCGGGCGATACCGCAGGTCGGAGGTGCCCATGCCAATCTTTACCTCGTCACAGCGGCGCTCAAACTTTGGCTTGCTCTCGTCAAAGGTCTTGATCTCGATAAACTCCGGGTCATCCATGCCAAAGATGTGAAACAGGCCGTTGCCGGTGACCTTGTTCTTCATAAAGCCCATGCGGTACGCGGCAGATATGGCAGCAGGCCTGGCTGGGCCGGCGGGGGGGGCGAGAAGCAGATCTATGTT